CTGATCATCTTCTATTTGGGTTATTGTACCTAATATTCTACCACTATTAGTGGATTTTACATATACTTTACCTACTGGTCTATTGAAATACTTACGCCACAAGTTTAAATCGGAGGCCTGGGCTAAGGTCATTGTAACATGTATCAGTACTGGGTACCATGAATCAATGCTACTAAAGTCACCACCTTTATATATGTATTCAAATATTGGTCCATTAGACCTATCACCGAATATAATTCGTATACCTACCGGTTTATATGAGCTAAAAGTATTTACTACACTTATAGCTTCAGCTAGAGTACTTATAACCCGGTCTGGGTATAATACTGTAAGATCGAATGTTTTCAAACCGGCAAGGATTCTATTAAACAATTGTTTAGTACCTCCGAATCCATATTGCACAGTATCATTATAATAACCCTTTAATAGCCTTTCATCTATCTCTTCACAAGAGAAATGTTCACTATTGTATATCATAATTGTCTATTGTATTAACTGTAAAACTTTATTATCCCTATCTCTCTTTAGTATTACTAAAAATACAAGAGCTTCGTCTTTAGCTTGAGCAACCTGGGTATCACCAGATGGTCTATACACTATACCATTTATTACAAACCTATCTTCAGCCCAGTTAAAATCCCAGTAACCATTATCATTTAAGTAACCTAATTCCTGTATCTTATTCTTAGATATTAGGATAGATAAATTCTCCTCATCTATCTCTCCAGTAATAGTAGCCTGATTCAAGGGCCAATTTCTAAAAGCATTGTAATAACATAAGGCCTCTATTTCTATACCGTAATACACAGGAGTTAAATCTTCGCCATGGCTTAACATTTGATTAACATGCTTAGCCCATGTTATAACTTGTTTACCGGAATCGTCATCCAAGAACTTAGTAACTATATCCTTGTATTTTTTCCAAGACTTATTTGATACATACATATTAGTTGTGTATTAAATAAGGACCTGGTTTACCTACTGGACCTGGTGGGTTAGGACCACCAATAAAACCAGAACCTCTTCTATTAACTACAGATGGAACAACTGTATCTTTTATCATTTCACATATTGGTAACATAATATCCAATCTAGCAGCTAACATACACAATTGGACTTTATACTGATCTAATAAACCACCTGGTTTCAAAGCTTCAGAGTAGGCTTTATATAGAGCAGATATACTCTCAGTTACTTCATCATAGTATTGTACTTCTGTTGGACCAGTAGTAATCTGTTTAATACGATCTCTACTACCTTCACCACCAGAATCATCTGAACCTATGTAACCTTGTAAATCCTTAGCTGTGGATGTTAACAGGTTTATAACTTTAACATATAGGTAATCATATACAGCTAATTCCATAATTAACTGATTCTCTAGCCCTTCATAGTATAACTCATTATTATATTCTTCTAATGGTATATCATGATCTACTAGAGGTTGTAAATATAATTGCCATTTTGTGATATATACTGATTTCTCAGTGTTAGACATTTTCAAAGATAGTTCCTGAGGTATGTAGTAATTTATTAGATTATATATACTATCTATTAAACTAGTTTTAGTAATCACATTTACTACTACTACCCGGGTATATGTGTTTTCACCAACAGTCAAAGTTACATTATAAAAACCCGATATAGTATATGTATGGGTTGGTGAAATATCAGATAAAGGCTCCGTAAAATCACCGAAGTCCCAGACAGGAGTTACTTCTGCTGGGACTTCAACCGATATTTTAAATGAAACCTTTAGACCTGTAACTTTGAATACAAAGCCTAAATCTTCCATGTTATGACCCTTCTTCTTCGTCAAATAAAGCCTTTAACAAGTCTTCAATAGTATCACTATCTTCTATCTCTATATCATTAGCTACTGCTAAAGCTTTAACCTGATCGATATTGAGACTTGATGCTATTTTTTCCATAGTTAAACCTTTATCCAACTGTTTCTCAATCTTTTTCTTTAGTTTATCTAAATCTTCTTGAGTAAACTTATCAAGACCAGCCTTCTCAGGTACTAATACTAAATGTCCACCAGCTAAAGCCTGTTGTATTTTAGCTGTCCTATATTGAGCTGGTGTTAACGTTACTTCTTGATTACTAGCTACTGTAATACCAGTATTTTGATCATGGAATACAGAAGCATTTTTTCCTGTTGTTACGGTATACGTCATATTATTATGTGATTTTATTTAAAAAATGGGGGCCAGTATTACACTGGCCCCACTTAAGAACCATTTAAAAACCTAACTAACCTAACTAAAAAAACCCTATTCAAGGTTTACAACCAAAGATGGGTCGATATTCATGTAAGATGGGAAGCCATAGCTACCGAATGCCTTAGTTCCATCTAGAAGCAGGGTAGCATCCTGATACATCTTACTGAAACCTGTAGTGAGTGAAGCATATACAGCTTCAGTCTGGTTCGATACTATTCTTTCAGATTCAAGCATAAGCTGTCTAGCAGTTAACTTAATCAAAGCTGCAGCCTTATCAAGCAACAGAACCATATTTGATGGTGTTCCTGGATGGATGTAGAAGTTAGCATCCTTTGGAACCGGTGACTTAACATTAAGAGTAGCCTCAGTTGTACCCTGAGAACGATTCTTAAATTCTGGTAAATCAAGCATAGTAATAGCCTGATCTTCTGCACCGATGATATTCTGGAAATTACGGCCAAGGCGAGCTGCACGTACCCAAATGTGAAGGAGGTCCTTATAAGTGATACCGTTAGAAGTGCTGTATACACCAATCACTGGTGCAGCTTCACTACCATTAACCATATTACCGTTAATAAGAACATCCATTGCCAACGTATCCATAGCATAACCAAGCTGTACACCAAAGTCTCGTAAGTAAATTCCGAGAACATCAAGAGATACATAGTTCTTTACTTCATCTGTGAGTTTGAATCCCTTACCGATTTTGAATAAACGAACAGACTTCTGACCGAAGCTTACATCTCCGAGAGGTATAGTCTCTGCCTCATTTATCTTAGCTGGAACAGCATCGGACATGTTAATACTTGGCATAATAGCTTGTAAACCAGAAATAGGTTGGTCTGATGCTATAATGTTTGGATAGAATGGAGCCTGTCGTATACCTAAAGTAATAGCCTCACGAATAATTTCTGGTACAATCCAACGTATACTCTGATCGGGCATAGTATAGATATTCTGCATAGTATCTAACTTAGGATTGATACCAATCTTGTCCATGAAGTCTTCCTTAGAAATACCCCACTTACCGTTAATCAACTCTTCGAGAGTAATCTCTACTGGTTTGTGGTCTTGACCACCAGCACGATAGCTTTCAAGACTACGTACCATACCAGGAAGTTCTACAAGAAAATCCTGGGCTTTTAATTTTGATATATCTACCATAATGTGTAAAATTTATTTAACCAATACTTGAATAACATCGTTAGCAGCACTTGCAGGTGTAAGTGCTATAAAGTTAGAAGCTGTTGTACCACTACTAGCAGTTGCTGATGCAATCGGGAATCTACCATTTACCAGATTACCTGTTGGGTTTACATAAGCAGCAGATAAAGCTGCACTTGCACACCAGTTAACTATAGCAAAGCCTTCTACCATAACAGTAACTTCGATTGGATAACCTCTCTGAGCTCCGTATGCTGGGTTAATACTGTCAGTTACAGCTATACCAATGTATATACCTGTCCCGTTATACGGATAGATAGTACCATCAGTATGTAAAGCTACTGCCTGACCTTTTACAATTGTTGCACCTTCTTTTACATTAAAAGCCTGGTGTAATTTGTGTGATTCATACTTATAAATCACAGCTCTGGGAGTCTGCTGACCCACCAGAGTAAGAGGGGATTCTTGTAATGCCATAATTGATAATAATTTATAAAATGATTTTTAGTTTGTTACTTAATCTTACTCTTATAGATGTTACGCAATGATTCCTGAGTATCAACTACATCAGTTAACTTAGCTTCACCACTATTACCGTTACCCTCATTATTCTCCTGTAATGATGAAGCACGGCTTATTTCCTTAGATCCACATTTAGAACAGGTTAAGGGGAATTTCTCTTCAAGCTGAGTACTGTACTCTTTATTAAGAGATTCGAGTGTAGCTAAACCAGTCGTATCAGAGTTTATCATTTTTATTATAAGCTCATCTACAGCATCACCCTTTAACTTTTTATAGTTATTTACTACAGTTTCACGTAAAGATGCGATGTGATTAGTACCAACAGTAGCAAGCTCTTGGAGATTAGCTACTTTAGTCTCTAAGTTAGTCTTACTCTCTTTTAAAGTTGTAATCTCAGCTGTAAGGTTTGTTACCTGTTCAGTAAGTGTACCTACTTTCTCTGAAAGTGATGCACGATCAGAAACAATAGTTCGTATACAATCGGTGACCTCTTTAGAAGTCATCTCATGGCCTTCTGCTAATTCAAGCAAGCCTGCCTCAAATAATGAGGCAATAAATTCTTCTAAGTTCATAGTTATTTTCTCATTTTTAATGTTAGTTTTTTGACCTTCGTTTATATTAAACTCCTGAGTATCGTCTTTTTTGGTATTCTCTTTGAAATCAGAAAAGAAGTACTGTTTTTGATTATCAGATTCGTATTCGGAAAAAGAATTCCAAGTTCTTTTGGCATAGTTTGGATTTATTATCTTACCATCATCACCTATTTTTTGAGCAAATACATCTGCTCCATGTGATACTAAGGAAGTTTCCAAATATCGTACTACTTCAGTTACAATCCTTCTTACCATCTGACCCTTAGAATCATAAGTACCGAGTTTAGAATAGAACTCATTATCCTCCATATTTGGATGTGACTTATCCCATTTAAACTGTACTGTTACTGAATTAGAGTGTATTGATGGTGGTTCCATAAGTATACCTCTAGCAATCCTTGGGTTAGCCTTCCCATCGATTTTAAGTATACCGTTTATACCAGCAGGAATAGTAAAACTACCATCCTTATATTCATCTTGCCATACAACTTTACTAACAGAACCTATAGCATTACCTATGTTAGTTTCATGGTCACAGTTTACTGTTTGACCAAGTAACATATTCATAGATGCTCTTAATACACCGTTCTTACTAAAGTCAGTAGGATTGTAATTCTTAGATACTATAGTTGATGACAAAAGCCTAAACATTGGCTCTATAAACTCATCATCCTTAGGTTGTAACTCATCAGCCGATAAACTAGGGTAATACGTATTATAATCTATATCGCCAAACAAACCAAACTGTTGGATAGTTTCAGGGGTTGGTTTACACCACTCATAAAACTTCTCATTAAATTCAGTTAAAGGTATTGATGGTGGTATATAGTTAGCCATTATAGTATGGCCACTACCTATTACCATAGAATCTATATGTTGTGGGTTACTATGGATTTTATTTACCAACTTCATAGTTACTTCATTTTAATGTATATTGAACCACTCAAACTAATTTGCTCTATCGGAGCTGATGATTCTATAACGAGTACTGGATCTATCAAACCATCGCTAAAGTTCTTAACTATAATCTCATCGGAATTAGTTGAGTTCTCTATAAGACCTGTTTGATCGAATATACCCTGGTATTCATAAGGTACTTTCCATAGATCATCAGTATATACGAATGGGTTAGACGACAAACATTGATTAAAGAAATCTATGTCAGACATTATCAACCCATTACCTATGTTCTGGTTAAGGTAGTTTTTGTATATCTCTATACAACCATCATTAAACAGTGGTTCACTGAAGTTCTTTATTGATAATGAACCTCTACCTCTCTTCAGAATGTTTAATCTATTTAATTGTATATGATATGGTACTTCAACATCATGTAAATCTAATTCACAGAAATTACTAGCAAATTGAAGTGAGCTACCAGCAGACATAGAACCCTCTGGTGGTACATTAGAACCTTCTTTTACAGTACCATCAAGTATAGATGCTATCTTATCATCGTCATCATAATAGATGTATAAAGAAGATAATATGTTAAAGTTGTTTACTAAAGCTTTAAATGATCTAAGTGGTAAACTTTGCAAAGTATTTGAAGTAGGTTTGATAAATTTTGGTGAAGATTCAAATTCTAAAGGTATTATTTTACCTATAACCATATCATCCTCAACCAATGAGCTACTGTATACTCTTGGCATATAATCTTCTACAACTGTCTTACCATTTATTACTTTGGATAACCAAGTATCTAATATTGGTGTACTGAATAATATATCAGCTTCTTCACTATCTATAAGGTTACCGCAATCAGCTAACTCTCTAACTCTAGGGCAAGTAGAGATTTTAAAATCAATTGATTTATACATATCTTTTATCTCGGTTTAGTGTCCTGATCATGTCTGGACGGGTTACTATTTGATTTATCTCTAGAACGTCTAGCAGATTGATTCTTATCTGCTTGTCTCTGTTTTTTCTTTGTACCTTCCTGTGGATCTGTATTACCTCCTTTTGCATACTGATCTTCAAGTGATACCCTGGGTTCACTTTCTGCAGGTGAGTCATAACCCATATCCCAAGCATACTGATCTTGTGAAATAATACCTGCTTTGTATAGTAAATCATTGTTTTGTATCTTATACTGCCTTGCTTGTTGAATTTTAACATCATCAGCAATAGTAGTAGTACCCCATGTAATAGTTATACCTTTATTATTAAAACCAGCTAACCTAAGCTCTAGTGAATAAATAAAAGTTAATACATAAGATATTATCATCTGTAAGTTTTTCAACTGAGATATCATCTTTGATAAATAGATACCAGTTGAAGCTTCAGTAGATTCAGATACACCTATAAGTGAACCATTTATACCTAGACCGTTTGCTACAGACTGTTGATTCATAGACCATGGTATATTCATGTTACCAAGTTCCTTAGAAGTGGCATTCATGTTAAACTCATGGTCATCAATATAACCAGTTACTATACCATCCTTCATACCTTTTACCAGGTTTCTTTTTAACCTTATTAAAGTATTATTTAACCTGGTCTCATAAGCAGTAGCCGATTCACCAGCTTTACGATCTGGTTTAGCTATCTTAGCCTCGAGAAAACCCATCATACCAACCATCTCCATTATATTTTTGAAGTTGATCTTCATATCTTGCTGGGTTTTAATTGAATCAAGAGCTGCCATAAATGGTGGTATACCGTACGGTTCGTCAGTATCATTGTATATACCAGCATATACATAAGTATCTGTATTTAACTTTATATACTCTTGATTGAGCTTACCAAAATTTCTATTTTTTTGGTAAGGTTGGTATACACCGTCATTTTCACGTTTAAATACTATACTATCAGGTTTGATAAATAAGATGGTTGATAGACCGTCTAGAGTTCTATTAGGTACAGCTTCTATAGATACAGCTCCACCAACT